GATACAAGGGGCCGAAGATGGACGGACAGCAACCTACAGCACAGCAAATGCAGCAAATGCAACAACAGCCAAGGGGCTTGATGGGCTTTCTACGCGATCCCCGCACACGGCAGACACTAGCGTCTATGGATGTTTCAGGCTTGTTTGAAGGCGTTGCAGAACAAGCGGGCCGCGATATTACACGACAAGAACAGCAGCGTGAACAGCAACAACTACAAAATCGCACGGCAGAATGGTTGAAGTCGCAACCTGGCGGTAAGCGTTACGCACAAGCTATTTTGGCGGGTGTTCCAGCGGCAGAAGCATATCGTCAATATCAAAACGAAATGGGTGGCCCAACAGTTGGTGCTAGAAAGATTTATGGAAACGGCACAATCGTGCAATCCACAAACCAAGGGCAACGTGTATTTGATCCGACTGGTAAGTTGGTAACAGGTGCAGAAGCTGCAAAGGTTATTGATGAAGCTAACAAATATGAAGCGGAACAAGCGCAGCGCGTAGCTGGAAGCAAAAAGATCGGCACGGTAACTGCGGATCAAGCTGTTAAGGCGTTTGAAAAGGCTGCAAATGTCACAACAAGTATTGAAACAATTGACCGCGCTGTTGCCGCAATTGACGATGGAGCGATGTCAGGTTTTGTTGCAAATTACCTTCCTAATATCACTAAGGCATCTGCTGAATTGCAAAGTGCCATGAACCAAATGGGCTTGGATGTTATTTCAACGGTTACGTTTGGTGCATTGAGTGAAAGCGAAATGCGAGTAGCTATGGAGACTGCTGTTCCTCGCAACTTGTCAGGCCCACAATTGAAAGAGTGGTTGATTGAAAAACGCGCTGCGCAAGTTAAGGCGCGTCAGGCTTTGGAACGTGCAGCATCATACTTGTCGGTTCCTGGTAATACGATTGCAAGTTGGCTTGAGTTGAAAAGCGGTCAGCGTCAAGAAACAACGACCAACCCATACATGAGCAAATCCTTGCAAGAGTTAAATGAGATTTTTGCGAGGCGCAATGAATTAACGCAGTCCCAGAGGGACGATCTTATTGAAGCGTTGAAAGCAAAGAAAGGTAGCTAAATGGCAACCGTTGATGAAATGCTACAAACGCTGCAACAAGAGCAGCAATCTATAAAGCAGGGACAGGATCAGACCCAATCACAGTTGCTAACGATTGAGCAAATGTTGGGGGAACTTCAAGCCCCTGCGCCAACTGCGGCGGCACCAGAGCCAGAAAAACAATCACTTTTTGAGTGGTTTAAGGGTGGCAAGCGTGAAGAAAACATCCCACTTATTCAGGGCGCATATTTAGGTTTGCCATCTGAAAAAGCTGCGCAAATGACTGCGTTACTTACAACAACTGCAAGCGATGATCGTCTTCGTTCAGGCATCAAAAAGATTTTGCCAAATGCGCAATTTGATAAAGACCAATATGGAAACTTGGTGGTGATTGCTCCTGTCTATCGCGATGGGAAAGAGACACAGCAATACACACGCTTCTACCCCAACCCTAAAGGCTTAAACGCTGTTGATCTGATGCAAGCAGCGGGCGCAGTTACTTTAGGCCAGGGGATTGCTCTTACAGGTGGTGCGCTGGGTGTTCCGACTGCTGGCGTTTTAGGTGGTGGTCTTATTGGTATGACCGAAGCCGCTATTGTTGAAGCAGCAAGTAGCGCGTTAAGCGATGACCCATTCCAAGTGTTTGATGTTCCTATCGGGTTTGTGGGTGGTGCTGCTGGTGCTAAAGCTGCACAAGTTCTTGGCGACATTATTGCGAAAGTTAAAAGCAAGCCGTCTGCTGTTCTTGATAAAGAAGGCAATCTAAAGCAAAGCGTTCGCACACAGCTTACGGAGCTAGGTTTAGACCCAGACAACATTTCTGCTGAATTAGCGTCTAAAATACGGCAGCAAGTGCGCCAAGTTGGACAACCAGAAGCATCAGCAAGATTGGCTGAAGCAGAAAGTTTACCAACGCCCGTGCCGTTAACAAGAGGCGAGGCATCTGGATCACGCGCACAACAGTTGTTTGAGGATCAAGTAGAAAGCGGCATGTTTGGCGAGCCAGCGCGATTGACGATGGAAGCAAGACGCGCACAGCAACAAGCAGCAGTGCAAGAAAACCTAGCTCAAATGCAAAGAGGTTTAGGTGGCGAGGAAGTCGTTGACTTAGGCCAAGGGGGCCGTGCTGCACAAGAGGCTTTAGCACAGCAACGCCAAGCGGAGCGACAAGCTGCCACACAAGCATTTAGGGAAGCAGAGCAAGCGGGTTATGCGTTTGTATCGCCAGACCTAGCTGGTGGCGTTTCTGACGACTTGCGCGGGGTTCTACGCAATTACAACCCAAGCGAAGTTTCAGCGACTACAAGCATTGTTGATGAAATGGACGAAATACTAGCCACTGGTGGAGATGTTAAACGTCTATTCCAGTTGCGTCAGCGTCTTGTAAATACTGGTGCGGCGGGAACGCCAGAGCAATCGGCAGCAAGCGCAATTCGTAGACAGCTAGATAATTCACTAGAAGCGGCAATTGATAATCAGCTTCTAACAGGAAACCCAGAGGCAGTAACTAAACAGCTTGCAGCTATCCGTAATTATGCCGATTTTGCGCAAAAGTGGAAAAAGGATGGCATTCTAAAGAAACTGACCGAAGTCACAACACGCGATGGTGATCGTGTATTTAAGCAAGACCCTGCGAGTGTTGCCAATTACTTATTCGGTGCAAAAGGTGCTAAATTGGTAGGCGCACCGCAAATGGCGCGTGACTTAGCTACGCTAAAAAGAACTTTGCCTGCGGATCAATGGAACACACTTCGTCAGGAAGCGTTCTTGCTCATGGCAAACCGTGCGCAGAATGTTGGTCGCAGTGGAGACATTGAAGTATCTGGCACGAAATTCCGTAATTTCTGGAATGAAATGCAGAACAACAATCCCGACTTAGTGAATGGTTTGTTTACTAAAGAGGAAAAGCAATTGATTTCGCGCTTTGCGTCTGTTGCTTCAAGGGTAACAGGTGGTGCTAAAAACTACTCTAACACAGCAACAGCGGCTGGCGGTTTAATTCAGCGCATTGCAAACTCTCTAGGCAACACCACAGTTGCACGGTTGGCATTACGCGCACCTATCATCAAAGGTATTACCGAAGCAGTTGCAGGCACCAGAGCAGATCAGGCATTTAAAATACCTCTGGGGCGCGCTACACAACCAATTAGCGGTGCTGCGGGTGCGGCTACTGCGGGCGAAATAGGTGGCGAGCCTTTCTATGACCTTTACGAAGGCATAACTGGCGTAGATATACCGCGATAAAAGGAAACAGATATGCGCATTGAACCAATGGACGAAATGACGGTTGAAGGCATCATCCAAAAGGCTGTGCAAGATGCTGTGGACTTTATTGAGGCTGAAATATCTGAGCCAAGGCTAAAAGCCCAACGCTACTTTGATGGCGAAACCGACATTGGCTACGAAGATGGTCGGTCTAAGGTTGTTGCTACAAAGTGCCGTGACGTTGTTCGCGGTATTAAACCATCTATTCAGCGCGTATTTCTAAGCACAGAAAACCCTGTAGAGTTTGTGCCTCGTATGCCAGAGGACGTGCAAGTTGCAGAGCAAATGACACGTTATGCAAACTATAAGTTTATGCAGAACAATGGTTATCGTTTGCTGAGTGACGTATTCCAAGATGCGATGGTTAAGAAAACAGGCATTGCCAAGGTAATGTTTGAGGACAAAACCCGCAGCGAAATCTACACTGTTACTAACCTAACAGACGAAGAATACCAGTATATGGTAGAGCCTGATGATATTGAGGTTCTAGAGCATACGGTAACTGCAAGCATAGAAATTGATGAAATGGGCGTTGAGATTGAGCGTCCTATTCACGATGCAAAGGTTAGCCGCCAAATCCCTGATGGCGATATTTTGATTGAAAGCATCCCGCCAGAGGAGTTCTTCATAGATAGAAACGCGCGTTCTATTGATGACTTCTTTGTAGTAGGCCACCGCACAGACATGACCGTGGGCGATCTAATCGCAATGGGTTATGACGAGGACGAGTTGTTTGGCTTGCAAGGCTCTATGGCTACGTTTGAAGCAGAGGCAGAATATGAACGCCGTGGCTATGCTGTAGACGAAGATGACGACGAAAGCGCAGACCCAACTTCTAAGAAAGTTGTGGTAACTGAGGCTTATATGAAGGTGGACGTGGAAGGCACAGGCATTCCGCAGCTTTACCAATTCATCCTGGGCGGCACGAACTACAAGATGCTATCGTATGAACTAGCAGATGAAGTGCCGTTTGCAGTGTTTGAGTGTGATCCAGAGCCACACGCATTCTTTGGGCGCAGCCTTGTTGACCTAGTTATGGACGATCAGGACGCAGCGACAGCTATGTTGCGCGGTGTTCTTGATAACGTAGCACTAACCAACAACCCAGGCTTGGAAATTGTAGACGGTCAAGTTTCCGTAGATGATCTTTTAAATAACGAGATTGGGCGCATTGTTCGGGTTAAGCAACCTGGCAGCATTCGTGAACAAGTTGTGCCTTTCACAGCGGGTTCTACGCTCCCTGCACTACAATACTTTGATATGTTGGTAGACAACAAAACTGGTGTATCCAAGGCATCACAGGGTCTTGATCCTGATGTATTGCAGAGTGCTACGGCTACAGCGGTTGCGGCTACTATGGAAGGTGCTGCGGGTCAGGCAGAGGTGATTGCGCGTAACTTTGCAGAGGGCGGCATGAAACGCCTGTTTAAGCTGATTGCGTCAACGATCATTAAAAACACAGACAAAGAAGAAATCATCCGTCTAAATAACCAGTTCGTTGCAGTTGATCCGCGCGTCTGGAATGCGGATATGGATTTGATTGTAAACGTAGGTGTTGGCACAGGGCGCGAAAACGAAAAGGCTGCGGTCTTGCGCGAAACCCTACAGATGCAAATGAGTGTGTGGCAGCAATACGGCCCGAACAATGGGTTGGTGACAATGACGAATGTTCGTAATACGCTTGCGGATATGTTGGCGGCTGTAGGCTTGAAAAACGCAGAGCGTTATTATTTGCCAGTTACGTTTGAAAGCGAACAACAGCTAATCGCACAGAAACAGCAAGAGGCTGCAATGCAAGCGCAACAACAACAGCAAGCGGGAATGCCTGCAAGCGATCCTAACCAGGCGTTCTTGGCAGCGGAACAAATGAAAGCTCAAGGCAAGATGCAAGTGGATATGGCTAAGTTGCAGCTAGACGCACAAAAGGCACAAGCTGACCAACAGTTTAAGATGCACGAATTAGCGATGAAAGACGATCTATCACGCGATGAAATGGTGCAAGACTTGGCTGTTAAGGTTGCTGAGATACTTGGCAAATACGGATCAGCTATTGATGTCGCAGCGGTAAAGGCAGAGCAAGACGCGCCAAGACCGCATAACGAAGAAATGATGGGTGGCTATGGATTATAAGAAACGTGCAATTAGGGCTAAAGAGCTACTGCGCAACGATGACTTCCTAGCCATCTTACAAGATTTGCGTGATCGCCAGATGGAGATTTTCGCGAATACCGCCGCCCAAGAAGTGGATAAACGTGAGGATGCTCACGCCATTTTGCGGGCATTAAATCAAATTAAGTATCTTTTGCAGGCTGATGTAGATGCAGAGAAACTTATAGAGAAAAAAGGATCGGCACCGCAATGACGACTGAACCCAACCCAAGTAGCATTGATGCTATTGCAAATTCACTTATGGCGGCAGAGCCTACCAGTGAAAGTAATCTGAACGAAGTTGCAGACGATTTGATCTTGGAACCTCAAGACGTTGAACCTGAGATTGAAGAAGAAGCAGCCGAGAGTGAAGATGTCGCTGACTACGACAGCGATGATGATGAGTTCGTAGATGAGGATGAATACGCAGACGAAGCAGCCGTTCCGTTGGAGCTTTCTGATGATCTGGAGCTAGAGGTTAAATCCGATGGCGCAGTGAAGAAAGTGACCCTAGCGGAGCTAAAGCGTGGCTACGCTGGACAAGATTACATCCAAAAGACGATGGAACAGAACGCCCAACAGCGCAAAGAGGTTGAGCAACTTTCCGAAGTCATGCAGCAAGATCGCCAACGATTGGCTGAACTTGTTAATGCACTTGAGCAAGGCAACGCTCCCATGAGGCCACAACAACCATCAAAGGAGCTGCAAAACAGTGACCCTTTAGGTTATTTGGAAGCGATGGAGCAATACCGTGAAGATGTCGCAAGATACGACCAATTCCAACAACAAACACAAGCTGAGTTGGAAAAGGCGCGGCAGCAAGAATACGCATTATCTCAGCAATATGCGCAACAACAAGCCGAGTTACTTCGCCAAGAGATACCAGAGTTAAATGATCCTGAAAAAAGCAAACAGCTTATGACGGACATTACAGATGTAGCTACAAACTACTACAAGGTGCCTCAAGAGGTATTAGGGGCGTTGACGCATGGTTGGGAGTTTAAAATTATGCGTGATGCGGTGGCTTATCGCAAACTTCAGGAGAAAAAGGGCAAGGTAGAGGAAAAAACCAAAGCCGCGCGTCCTTTAGTCAAGCCAGGTGCTAAACAGTCCAAAACCCAATCGTCCGAAAGGAAACGCCAACAGGCACGGGCGAAAATGCGTAAAGATGGCTCACCCGATAGTGTAGCCAATTTTCTCTTGTCATAGTGAAAGGACACTACAATGGCTGTAACAGCTAATACAAACGAGACATATGATGTCTCTACAATTCGTGAAGACCTCAGCGATGCGCTGGCGTCTATCACACCAACAGAAACTATCTTCATGTCTACAATCGGCACACGCAACGTAGACAACACTTACTTTGAGTGGAGTGAAGTAGATTTGGCAGCGGCTGGCGCAAACCGTCAGATTGAAGGTGACGTTGGTCTATCTAACTCAGCACCTACAAATGCTGTGAGAAAAGGAAACTACAGCCAGATCAGTGCCAAGGTTGTAGAAGTGAGTTCAACCGCAACGGCTGTGAACGGCGTAGCGGATGCACAAACAGTTGCGCGTCAAGTCGCCTATAAGTTGAGCGAAATGAAACGTGACATGGAAAAAATGTTGTTGGACAACGTAGCAGCGTCAGCGGGTGCTTCTGGCACAGCGCGTCAAACTGCGGGTCTACCAGCGTTTTTGACATCTAACGTTGCTCGCGGCACTGGTGGTGCTAACGGCACAACATCTGGTTCTGGTGAAGCAGGCTACCCAGATGCGGCAGCTACAGACGGCACACAACGTGCAATCACAGAAAGCATCCTAAAAGATGTTATTGCTGATTGTTGGGACAACGGTGCAGAACCATCAGTTGTTCTATGTGGATCGTTCAATAAGCAAACTATTTCTGGCTTTACAGGTAACGCAACACGTTACAAAGAGGCAGAGGATAGCAAGCTAAATGCTGCGATTGATGTCTATATTTCGGACTTCGGTGAACTTCAAATTGTCCCTGCACGTCATATCCGTGCGCGTGACGTTTTCGTTCTTGATCCGAACTATGCAGCGGTTGCTTACCTACAAACAGCGAAGCAAGAGCCTCTTGCAAAAACTGGTTTGTCAGAACGCCGTTTGATTTCTGCGGAGTATGGTCTACAGATCACTTCACAGAAAGCACACGGTGTTGTCGCAGACTGCACAACATCATAATAGATTGGGGGCTTCGGCCCCCTTTCACTTTGAGGTGGTAGTATGGCTAAAATTAAAATCACAACAGATAAAACCTGGGTCGGCGGCAAGAAAGCCGAAAAGGGCCAGACATACGAAGTGACAGCGGCAGAGGCTAAAGCACTTATTGCCAATGGCTTCGGTGAAGAAATTACAAAGGCTGCGCCAAAACGTGCGCGTGATACCAAAGGAAAGTTAAAAGCTGATGACCCTTCTACGCCAGACGTAAACGAAGCGTGGGAAGGCGGGAAAGCACCTAAGAAACGCGGAAGGCCAAAAAAGAATGTCTGACACTATTCTAAATACTGAGTGGCACACAGAGGACGACAAGGTTGTTGTAAAGCGCACCCAGGATATTCAAAAGATTTTGGACTTTAACAAAGAGCGCAACATTGACGGTCACAACCGTAAATCTGACATGCGTTTGGCTGGTTCAATACCTTTTGTGGTTGCTGAAATGTGGTCACGGGAATGCGGAGCCAAAATCGGGTCGCAAGAGTTCGCAGAATATGTTAAAAAGAAATTGATGAGTGGCGAATTTAGCAAGCTGATTGCAAATGGATACTAAAATGGCGACACCTATAAAAGTAAATCTACAGGCCATGTCTTTTGGCTTGGCTTTAATTGTTCAGACTATCCTATTGGTTGGTTATATCACTGGCATTGCTTCTGATGTTGAAACAGCAGTGCGTGATATTGACCGCAACATGATGCGAATTGATACGTTAGAAAAGTCTGTTCATGCGCAAGAGGTGTTGTTAGCGCGTATTGCAGGCGATATGGCGGCGATCAGAGAGAGCGTTCAAAGGATAGACGAGCGCGGCAGGCAAGACTAAATGCCTGATCCCATTACCATAGGCGCGGCACTATCTGCGGCGAATGTGGCGTTTAATGGGCTGAAATCCATGATTTCCACAGGGCGTGAGATACAAGACTGTGCGGGGCAGCTTTCAAAGTGGGCCTCTGCTATGTCTGATATTACCTACCTAGAAAGCAAAGCCAAAGAAAAACCATCTTTATGGCAAACCATGCGCGGCTCTGTAGAGGCAGAGGCTTTGGAAGCGTTTACCGCAAAGAAGCAGGCAGATCACCTTAGAGCTGAGTTAAAGTCTTATATTTCAGCTTATTGGGGTCCTTCCCATTGGGAGGAATTAGTGCGGCTAGAGGGCCAGATACGCAAGGAACGCAAAGAGCAGCTATATCGCAAGCAAGAAGCCATTGACGCCATTCTAAGCTGGATAATTGGTAGTATTTTTGCTGTTTTGGGTTCTGCTATTATTGGCGGCATAATATGGCTCATAGGAGCCTCACAGGGGCGTTGGTGATGTTGTATATACTTGTGTTTATACAATAC